ATTTGTTTCAGAATTAGCAAAACGAGTTGCAAAATCAGCAAAATCGTTTCAAAATCAGCAAAAATTTGCTTTTTGTTACCTCAAAGTAAGGTTATTTAAGAAATTTCACTTATCTTTGCAGAAGATTACTTTTATAATATATAATATTGTTTAATTTAAAAACTATCTAACATGAGAATTTTAAAGAAATGGATGTTTGCCGCCATCCTTGCTTGCGGCGTAATGACAGTGCCTACCTCTTGTACTGTCAATGATGACAATCCCTCATCGTCATCATCATCAAGAGATATTCCAGAGGGCGCTGACCCCAGTGATTTTGAGCCTAGCGACATCAACGTAGCTTTGTTAGGCTCGCTGAAAAGTAGTGCTGATCATGAGGTTATCATGTATTGGTTTGAGAATGTGACCACCCAAGTTGATGACGAGACGACGGTGGTGATTACCGACCAGATTACTGAAGACAACAAGGCTGACATTGCCAAAGTGCTGAATCGTTATGGTCTGCTGCTTCTTATGGAACCCAGTGAGGATAACGTGAAGAAGTATGCCGAAGAGCTGGGTATTGACCCCAATGCCGATTATTCGAATCTGGAAATTCTTGGTCTCTCTGGTTTCGGTGATCAGTTCGTTAGTTACCTTGATGGAGATTCAGAGGCTGTAAACGACCCCGTGGCTCTCAATTCGGGTAACATCTGGGATGTTGCCCCTATGGAGAGTTTGGGAATGAAAGCCTTTGTTCGGTGGGCAGAAGATGTTGATAAGAAATATGACGAGTGGCAGAAATACCTTGCAGAACTTATGAAGGATGAGATTCCAGAAGATGATGCAGAAGAAGATGCTGCTGCTGGAACCAGAGGAACTCCTGCCACTGCTGCTGAAGCTGGTCACTTGGATATTAATAAATTGCCTGGTGTTGACAGATGTGCTCAGTTGAAGGCAGAGCCCCTCTTTGCCAGTTACAATAATAAAGAAGGTATCAGACATTATGATAACTGTTATCTCAGCGTAACATGTAACTATCACCTCATTCCGGTATATCAGTTCTCGCAGTTAGATAATACGGGAGCAGATTACTATATTGTCAAGACAACAGTGAACTGGGATCTCTCAAAAACTTTGAAAGGATATGTTGAAGACTATTGGAGTGGTCCAGTTAATCGTGACAGCTATCGCTTCTTCCCACATCAGTGCGAGTTCTATACTGAGCCTGTAGTTACCAATAATGCCTACGCTGTGCAGATAATTACGACTGAAAAGGGTGGAGATGTTTTCCCCGAGAGCATGCCACATAAAACAAATAAGAGTAACACACGTTCGTTTGACATTAACGGTAATGTATCGGGTGGTGCCGATGGTGGTATTAGTGCAGAAGGACCTTACGCCAGTGCAAACTTAGAAGCAGGTATTGGCGTTGGCGCAGGTTGGTCAACGACTGAGGAATACCAAGTGGATGAGTGGTCTATCGGCAAGATATCTGATGGAGCGAAGGCCGGTCACTCAATTTCCATACCCAATGATTACCGTCCGACAATGGGTACTGATGGCAGAAAATTCGATACAAAAACAAACTTTAATAAGACCATCAGCGTGAATGAAAGTTGGGTATATAAGGCTACTGGAACCAACAAGGATTCACATGATCCTGCTTTCAAGCTTAAGTTCTATGCTAAACCCACAGTTGGCTGGTACAGCTATTACCGTGTAGCTCTAGGTATGGATTGCGAAGAGAGTTCTCATGAATTTTCCACAATAGTTGATATCCCTGCTCCTAACCGTCAGGATATCGGATTCTTGAAAATAGTTGCTAACACAGTAGAGGGTGGCAAGAATCTTAAGATCTTCGGATTCAAGGCTGTTGACAAGGAGAATCCTAAGCGCGTTTTCGAAAAGAATAAGTACACCAGATTTGGCGATAAGTTGTCAATTGCCCTGCCAGCAGGAAGAACCTATAATCTTGAGTTGAAGATGGGTTCTGTATTGACCAAGGCAAAGACTTATAAGTGTGAGAATTATAAGGTTGTAGGTGGCTTCAATGTTGAAGATATTGATTCCGATGCAATGTTTGAGTAAACCTCGATATAGCTCACAGAGTGCTTGGCACTCCGTGAGCTATTAAACATAATTGTAAATCAACGGGGATCCCTGCTCAGTGATGAGCGGGGGTTCTTTTTATAAACTCACCAGACCGTCAGCAAATTGCATCCAAAGCCACCAGCTCAGGATCAAGCTGTTTAACTTTCAATTTCTCTATTTCGTTTGTCATATTCTAAATCTTTTCTGCAAAGTTACATATATTTATTCACATATTCTTGCTCCGAAAAACCTCGCTTTGGCAAATCCAAAGCAAATTGAAGTATCGCTCCATATCCTTATGGAGCATAAATAAACCCGTCACACAATCAACGTTGTGAGACGGGGGCGGTAGGAGCCTCGCAAGACTCTCACCCTATTGGCATTATTTACCGAATAGTTCGTGATGCGTACCAAGTCGCACCAGTTTTATGACATTGGCCGCTTCGTCAATCCATATCAGCAAGAAATCATCTTCGACATGGCACTCTAAGAAACCTTTGAGTTTGCCCGAAAGTGTGTGCGGCTTATACTCGGCAGGTACAGACCCGCTTTTCTTCAAGTGTTTCAACACCTCTTTAAGAGCCGCTATCTTTGAGGGCTTGTTCTGATAGCGTTTCAAGTCTTTCTTGTATTGTGTACTCTGTTTAAGTATCATAGTGTTTTGACGTACTCTTCGAGGTTGTCGATGTTCTCTTCTGTCAGTTCGTCAAGTTCAACACCCGACCTACATTCAGCCATTGCCGCCAAAGTCTCGGCATTTGGCTCATTGTAGAGCGATTCATGCAAAAACCACTCCACCAAGTTGTTGACACTCCGATGCTGCCTTTTGGCCTCGGCTTTCAGACCCTCTAAAAGATAAACAGGTAGTCTGAATGATGTTGCGCTGCGTTTTGTTGTTGTTGCCATATTATTATTTGTATTACATTTGTATTGCACTTGTATCACATTTGCGGTGCAAAGATAGACATTTTCTGCCTAACTACCAAATAATAATAGAAAAATATTATCAGTAATCAAAAATAAAGTCATCGCTACCATACGGACACCATTTGCCGTATAGCAGAACAATGTAGAAGGCTACGGCTAACTGCCTATCCGTATTCTCCCGCAGCATCCGCTCCGCTTGGTTGGGCTTGTGTTCCTTTAACCACTTGCGCCATTCGACCACATCTGCCGCATACCCCTTGAAGGTTTCCTCTGTATCGAGACTGGCAAACATTCTTTCACCCCACCAAAAGCGGGAGCGCACATCTTCACGCTCAAACGGGCAGTCCTCGAACTCGCTCCCCTCACCTTTGTAATACTTGAACTCAGGCAAGACCCTTGGGCGATACTCCCCTTCTTCCATCATTACGACCTCTCTTTCAGAATGACATCGTACACCTTGCCATCAATGGTGATTGAGCCAGCAGGAGCGATGCTGCCAATCTCGTCAAGGAAGAAGTCACCGACCTTACAGCCGATAGCCTCAGCGACCCTGCGAAGAGTGCCGACAGTGGGATTGTTGTCAAGTGAGCGGGTAAGCCCGACACGATTCACTTCAAGGAGTTCTGCCACCTTCTCGATAGTGAAGCCCTTCTCTCTGATAACCTTTTTTACATTCATATCTTTGTTACATTAAACATCTACGATGCAAAGATAGGAGTATTTCTTCAAACCGCAAAGAACTTTAACTTTTGTTTAGTTTTATATCTACATAATTTAATTTATGTAATCTTTTAAGGCTATATTTAGACAAAATTAAGCCGTTTACTTAAAAATCTACAAAATATTTGGTAGTGTATAGTTTTATATATACCTTTGCATCAGATTTCTAACTTAGTTCTTTGATTTTATGGCACAAGAAAAGAAAATGGCAGCAGCCGACACGTTGAAGGCAATCGCATCAGCACTGGTGCAAGTTCGTAACCTTTCAGATGACCTCGCAAGGCATTACAGAGATGACTGGCAGTTTGACAAGTTAGCCAACATTTCAAACGGCACAGACGAATTTCTGAATGACATTGCACTCTTAATAGGTCACGAAACCATCAACGAGTTGCAAGCGCAAAAGGGGCGGTGAATAATAGTAGCCGCCACCTCTCACAACATCACCAACTTTCACGGCAGAGATACAACAATGATTTCAAGTATAACGCATCAATGACACCACAATGAAACTACAGAGAAAAGACAAAAACAGAACGCTCTATCTGTTCATCAGACAAGACAACGGCAAATCTATCGAATTGGGGTTCACAACGCTTTTCAAAGCCTCTTTGAAGGCTCAACGAATGGCGAGACAATACCTATTCGATAACCTCGACAAGAATGAGACCACCATCAAGGTAAAGACTTGCAAAGAAGTAATCACAGAGTTCTATGCAATCAGACTTGGCGGTTGTGTGAAGGTTCTGAATTATTAGGTACTTATACATAATTCATTTCAACCGCTCAAACCCGTGAGGGCAAGGGCGGTTTTTTCATGGCTCTTTGGTTGAAACAGCAGAGGTTCTCCCGAATGTCTGCTGTCATGTCGGGCAATAGGCGGTAAGTCCGACTAATCAATAAAACTTTATGATGATTGGCTATTCTGTTATATCTTCTTTCTTTCCCTGCTTACGCAGAACGACCAAAGTAGAGTACCCGACAAAGTTCCCTTTTATCTGCCTATATGACACCCTGCCGATGTTCTTCTCTTTGAAAGCCTTTCGGATGATGCGCCGAGCCTCCCATGTTGTGAAATTACAATTTAGAAGTATCTCCATAAGTTCCTTTATGGTAAACACCTCTTTGTCATAGTTGAAGCAAATCGCCCTAACGAGTTCCGATGTGTCTATCTTCTCTATTTCCATAAATGCCACTAATTGCCAGTGCTCAATGGGGAGTGAATGTTCTTCCAGTCCACTTCCGCATCTTGTTCGAGGTCTTTCTTTAGTTCCACAAGTTCCCTCGCCATTTTACAGAGCCGCATCATGTCACGGATGGCAACGAAATGACCAGACCATATCCTGCCATTCTTCTGAATGTAGCCATCAAACCTTTTCCGCAATTCCATGTCCTTCGATTGCTCAACGGCACACATCATCTCTGACAACTCGGCCATGCTTGCCGCTATGGTCTCGCAGGCTTCAAGGGAGGCTTCGGCAATTCCGAACCTCTCCATAAGTTCAATCTGATTGACAATGCCCTCAACATGAAGGGCAAGTCTCTCTCTTCTTTTTTGCTCCTTGATAAATTCTTCCATAAATCTGTAGTTTTATAGTCTATAATCCAACGACATCAAGAATCTCTGCTGCTGTCAATCCGCTTCCGTAACCTCCGAGAGCCTTCTCCAGTACGACATATCTCACAGCGTCTATGCAATTCGACACCAATAGTCCATTTGCGTAGAACTCGTGCATATCCTCAACCTCGATGTCATAGACTGGTTCTTTTGACACTTCACTTGATTCTATGCCAGTGACTTTCTGTTTCCCGAAATTTTGTAAGTAGCAGGTCTGCCCGATGCGCAGGTCATTAAAGGCAGTCCACCCCTTCGAGGTCTTAACATTGTGGTCGGGAGTAGCCCTTACCTCAACGGCAATCTGTCCGAATATTAGTCGGTAAGCCAATATATTTGCTGCCTGCCTTTTCCACACGTTCAGCACTTTGCGATAGCCCTTAGAGGTCAGCACCATGTCACCAAGTCTTAATTCTGCGATATGGGCTACTCCCTTATCCGTCATCACCAGCGTTTCACCAGTGAAGCAGTGATTATACGCATCAATGGGAACGTTCAGCCAGTTACCTTCTTTGTCTTGCCGATAGGTATAATTGCGAAACTCCTTGATGGCATTGATAGATTTCTTTGTCACGCAAATCTCATACTCTTGCATTTTGGTAACACCTGCCATGATAGAACCTTTGAACTTCTTCACTGGTTTGATGTCTATCCCTGCGTTATAAATCTCGTCAATCATTCGAGGGTCGGCACACTCGGAAATGACTTCGGGTTCACCGTCTATGGCTTTCAGTTCCTTAATAATATCAGAGGTGAGAAGTTTCGTTCTGTAGCACAATTCATTAATGTAAAGTTTGTCATCATGGAGGCATACTTCAACTATAGCCGTGCTGTCTGCTGAATATCCGAAATCAACACCTATATAGCGGTGGCGGGTTGCGTGCATTGGTATGAAGTCAACGAGGGTGAACTTCGGGAATACGAGGCCATCCACCAAAGCCTGCTGCCCAAGTCCGTACACCTGCCACAAGGTTTTGTTCTTCCACTGGAGCGATTCAATCTCATCTATGACTTTCTGCTCTAAGAAGGGGTTGTCTTTGTAGGTAGATATGAAGTGGTACGTCTTTTTCTCTTGGTTAAGCAGGTTTATCCAGTGACCCTCGGAGAAAGAAGGATTATAGTCTATTATAGAAAAAAGGGTGGTTCGCATCTGTAACTGCTGCCACTCGATGAAGGTCAGTTCGTTGGCTTCGTTCACGAATAGGATTTGCCGCTTCGAGCCTCGCATCTTCTGCTCATTCTCACATGAGAAGAACTCTATCCATGAGCCATTAGGGAAGTTATAGACAAACTCCGTCTTGTTCATGGCCTTATCGCTCCACAATCCTACTTGCGTCATTATCTCCTTGAAGTCTCGATATATTGAACGCTTGATGGCAGGCATGGTCTTTCTTACCACAGATACAGTCGTTCCCTCGACATCGACACACTGCTTTATTAGCCATTGCATATTAGCCCATGACTTTCCCGAACGTGACGAGCCTTGCTCCGATACCGTAGTATAGTGCTTTCGGAAGGCAGCTTCAATACGGGCGAAGTTGACCGTGACTAAGCCATCTGCCTTTGCTCCTTTTCGTACATTCTCTGACATTGCCTCAGCGTATCGAAGTAAACATCAAGCCTGCTCTCTTCTAACAACTTGGCGCAAGCATAGACAAAGGCGGGAGTATCATCTTTCGTTGTGAGTTTGTACACCTCTCTTTCGGGCATCTGAAGAAGTTTCTCCATGATGTCGATTTTGTCTTTGTGCGGCAACAGATTGTACACTCTGCCGTAACTTTCACAAATTGAAGTCTTGACTTTTGCTGTTCTTTCTCTCATATCATTGTTCTTGTTCTTCAATATCGGGAACTTCACTATTTATCTTGTCGAGTTCATCTTTTGAGGCTACCAGTTGGAATCTCAAACCGACCTTCTCGCCTCCGCTTGTGATGTCAACGCTCTCACCGAAGCCCTCATTTCTGCCAAGACACCCAATAAGATAACGGAGCATACCGCTGTCGGGCTTCTCAATCCAGCCGACCATCTTTCCGTTCTGAATTTCGGGAATACCAACAGACACAACCCTTGCCGTTGCAAGACACTCATCAAAGAGCCTCATTCTTGCATCATTCACAATCTCCTTGAAAGATTTGTCAGAGTTCACCCACCTATATAACTGGGTGCGTGAAGTCTTGAAGGTCTCTGCCACTTTGGTAAGATTCCCTCCACTCTTTGCTACGGCTTCTTCAAAGGTTTTCAAACTGGGCTTCTTCATATCTGTGTCAATTAATCATTTCAAGAACCTTCTCCCCCGATATGAAGGCTTCATCTTCGGCAATCTCTGCCAGTTCGCAAAAGACACGCTTCTGCTCGGCATTGGTGAAAGATATTGTGACATAGGCGGTGAGGTCTTTGAAGTTCTCGACAGCCTTTTCCCTTGCTGCTGCCTTTGCTTCCTTCACTGCCGCCTTTTTATCGTCAGCACTAAGCGGTTTCTTCGGCTCGGTGTTCGCTTCTGAATTATCAGAAGCGACTGCCTCGTTCGGATTTTCGACTGGCTGTTTTTGTTCGGGGGAATTACCCCTATCTAAATATGCAGAATCTTGGGTATTTACATACGCAGAATTTTGGGTATCATCAGCCGTTTTCTCGGCCTTTGATATGAGGTCATCATAACTCTCTACTGACACATCTGCCGCAGAGGGAATGAACGCTTGAATCTGTGCAATGTCGTATTCGTCAAGCCCTGCTATAGAATAATCAATGTCGGGAAGGTACTCGGCAATGAGTTGATAGTCGGCCTTGGTATTACCCAATGCCATGTAGGTGAGTTGTGACTTCTCCTGCTTCTCGTCAAAGTCCACCACCTCAACCTTGATGTCGTAGTCGTTATGACTGCCATCGTATTTGTTAATAAGGTCGAGAGCCATCACCCTTCTGTGCCCGTCAATGAGGTTGCCAGTCTGCCGATTCCACACAATGCCACCGAGAAAGCCCACCTTCTTGATGTTGCTTTTCTGCTGTGCAATCTGCTTGTCGGTGTGACGCTTGGGATTGCAAGGGTTTAGCCGTATCTGACTACGCTTTATTACTATGGTTTCACTGCTCTTCATCTTCGTATGTATCGACAATATCCATTATTTCCGAAAGGTACTCGATAGGATGCGCAATTAACTCCAAGTCCTCTGCTGTCATGTCTTGCGGATGGGCGCAAATAGAGGCGATACGCACCGCAGCACGTTTCACGCTGTGCTGTATGATTTCGGGGGTGTTTGCTTCTTCTTTGAAGTATGCCTCCAGTTGGCTAAGTGATTTCTTCATGTTCATTTCTCTGTCTTTTTATCATGTTCAAACAATATACGTTCTGCCATTGGGTAGGCAGCAAAGAGCCGTTTCAAGTCATTAGGGAAGTTCGCTCTCAGATATAGCAGATAATGAATGTCTGAAATGTCGCACCCTGCCGACTGGTGCTCACCTCCATAGGATTCGGGGCGCATTAGATTATTATCTTCAATGTACCGCAGAATATCGGGGTTCTTGTATCTTGAAAGGGGGTAGCACTTCTCCGTCTTGCGGTTAATGGCTTCATCCTCATATCCTCGGAGCATAAGGCGGCGGTTGAGGCTGTCCGACTGCTTGAAGCCATAGAAAGCCCATGTGATGCCAGTCCTTTTCCTTACCTCATCAGTCAGTTGCTCCAAATTGTATTTACGCTGCTTCGGGTTCTTCTCACAACCGAGGAAGCCCACCTTGATATAGGAGTAAACGCTATAATGGGGTATCTGAACGAACCTTGCATTATTATATTTTCGTGTAGCCCATCCGATATATCTGCCTATATGCTCCATGTCCTTGACGGTGTACATGAACACACAGACAATCTCCTTGAAGTGTGGGTGCATCAAGTCCAGAAGAGCGATACTGTCCTTTCCCGATGCCGAGTGAAACAATATCGCTCTGTCCGTCTCAGACGCGACCTTCTTTATTGTGGAAGTAGCGTAAATCATAACTCATACCAAATAATACGGCCTTGCGGCTGCGGTCTATGCTACAATGCTGTACTGACCGCCAGTAGTTCCATTCGGAACTCGTGTACGACCACCAGTAATGGTGTAAAGTCTTGGCTCTGCCATATCGCTTTATTTTTTATCTGTTAAACAATGGGTGACACGACAAGGAATCACCAGCCCTGCGGTTGCATACGCGACTACAACTTCAAGTCTGTTGATATTACACCATCAAGGCGAATAATGAACACGGCATCACCCTTTTTGCCGTCATACTCGCTGCCGAAACGCTCAATGAACTCTTCGTCAATGGTGGCGCAAATTATCGCTTTCACTTTGCAATCAAGATACCACCCATTATTATATGGGTAAAAATGAACTCTGTCGAAGTGCTTGATACCAGTCAGCAGCCAGTTATCTTTCGGGTCGTTGAACTCACCGATGATTTTCGCCCAGTGGTCGGTGGCGGCTCTGTACTCTCTTACCTTTTCACCTCGCAGAATTTGAAGCGCATACTTTTGGCGCATGGGTAGGTTTAACACCTTTTCTTCTTTTTCTGCCATACCTTATTTATATAATGTTTGCGCAAAGTTACTACATTTTACGCAAGAATAAGCGTTTTTAAGTTTCTTTTTGCAAACAAGTCCGAACATACCATAATATACCCGAAATTGCCATACTCAATCGCTCAAAACTTGCACCTCGAAGCCGATTTCTCTCAGTTCTTTGATTCGATACTCTTGCAATGGCCTCGGCTTTTGGTCGGGTCGTTTTACCTCTATGAATGAAGCGACACCATCTTTCAGCAGCATGAGGTCGGGGAAACCATCCTTGTTTGTGAGAATGACCTTCACGACCATATAGCCCTGCTTCTGATAGCGTCTGATGATTCGTGCCTGAATATCCCTCTCCAGTGGCCTACTTTTCTTCACGGTGCAAGCGGTTGTAATATGACAGAGTGAAGTCCTTCTTGTTTCTCACGGCTCGCAGAATGTCCCTCTCAATGCCGTAGTCACTACAGAGGAAGTACACATCGGCAGCAGTGGTTCTCTCCTTACTTATCAGTCGGTTCTTGCCCTGCTCATAACTGAGATATGAGTATTCAAAGTTGTAGAAGATAAGCGCATCGGCAGAATCAAGTCGAACACCTTCCCTCGCCCTGCGAACTTGGCAGATGAAGGTTTTGTCTGCTGAGGCTTGGAACTCTTCGGGGCTGTCAGTCCAGTTGGGAAAGAACTTCTTTAGCAGCAAAAATTCCGCATCGTACACATAGAAGATGGCCAGTTTGCCTTTGAAGTTGTCGTGAATATACAGAGCCTTATTTGTGTCGAGCAATAGAGTGTTGTGCTTCTCCGTGATGACCGTACCCGAAGATAACTGGTGTAACTTTGTCAACTTCTTGGCAGGAGTATCACCGAGTATTGCGTCATCATTGCCTATCGTATAGAGTTGGTGACGTAGCAGCCCATCAATAGCTCTCCTTGCCGTTTCTCCAATCTCCACCACCAAATCATGCTCCCTAATGTTCGTGCTGAAGCCTGCCTCAGTTTGTGTGTAGGTCAGAAAAAGATGACTGGTGAAGGTGTCTATCAGTTCTTTCTTGGCTCGGCTGTAGTCGTTAATCATGTAGCCGTTCACTTTCCTCTGCCGAATATCAACGAACTCATGCGCCCACTTATAGAAGGTGCTCCACTTCACAAAGGGAGAATGACTACAGACCCAAAACTGGTGATACAACTGCGAGAATGATTCGGGCGATGGTGTACCCGACAGAAACAGCACTGGAAGCCCCTTGCACAAGTCCCGTGCCACCTTCGTTCTCTTTGAAGGTCGAGGATAAGCGCCGAGTGAATGAGCCTCATCAATCACAACAAGGTCATATATTCCATGTGCCTTGTGAGCGCTCTCATAGTTCAGCACCTCAATCTTATAAGGGGGTGTTACATCTTGCAACTGCTGATAGTCGCTTAATACCGATGCCACAGCCTTCAACTTTGTGAGGAAAAGAACGCTCCTTGCGCCATAAAGACTGGCTGCGGCAAGTGCCGTGAGGGTCTTTCCAGTTCGGCACTCCATAGCAAGGTAGGCACACCCATGAGACTTTAGCAGGGCTGCCGCTTTCTCGCTGATTTCTTTTTGATAATCTCTCAATTCTACCATATCATTTCTGTTTTATTGATTATTATTTCTACATTCTACTGCTCCTTTTAGCATGATAGCCGAAAAATCGGCACACCTCACGCAATCATCAGAACCAACCTTCACCACCTCGACCTTTCGGGGGCATGGAGTAGTGAACTCCACTTCTCCAGTATCGGGATTGAACTGCGTACTATAGAAAATCTTCTTAACCATAAAATATCTTTATTTTAGAAACTCCGAGTCGATGACAATCGACAAAGAAATCTATGATTTCTATCTTTTAAGAATATTATTTATTGATATTATTTATAAATATTATTTATAGGTGTACGCTTCGATGTACACACCGATGTACATTCCGATGTACAAAAATACCCTTTTTCTTTATACGTGTACATTAGGTGTACATTAGGTGTCATCGAAATTTAGTGCAATCTCTCTCGCCTTTTCCAGTGCTTTCTTGTAGGCAGATTCTTTATGACTGGCAAAGTTCTTGGCTGCTTCCTTCGCTAACCATTTCATGTCAGGCTCACCGTTCTCATCTTTCTTCAAACTTACATAACAGCCTCTCATCCTCCTATCCGTATAGACCGCAACATGATATATATCATGGAGAGTGGCTTTCATTTTATCAAACTTCCTACGGGTAATCGCCTTCCCAATCTCTTCGGGCAGATTCTCGGTATATTTATTATTGCAAGCCATTCTGCTGGCAATCATATAACGGTTGGTCTGTGCAAAGGGTCGTACTCCTATAATGCTTTTTACTGAGAGATATGCCAATAGTCCTATTCTATCTTCTTGGGTTGTTTCCTTTTTGTAGAATTTGAAGAACAAGTCAACTGATATACTGAAATATGCACCATCGTATCTCTCCTTACTATAATTCCAGTAATAATCTTTTGTCCTATTATAAAGTTGCGTTTTTTTATCAAATTTGAAATTATTAATACAAAGTTTCTTTTCTATAAAAGACTTGAAATCATCATCTGGAACTTCTGAACCATCTTTGTCCCATATCCATCGAGCATAATAATATAATATATCAGAAAGGCACTGTTGCGCCTTATAGTTAGATTCCCAAAATCCATTCATCAATGGAAGTGGGAAGTTATAGAATATCTCACCTTTTTTCTTCATCGCTACCATTTATAAAGTCCGAAATGCTAACCTGCGGGTTGAACATGAGTTCCAACCGCATCATGAGCAGATTCCAACAGAGTTTGTCATCCTCATCTGATAGTTCGGGCTGTTCTCCAGTGCATATCCAACGCACCAGTAGCGAGCCGAGTGTATCAGACTTTTCTTCTGCTATCAGTTGCATAGCAGGGTCAAGGAATACTTCGACATACTCCGCTTCACTCATACTTACCGCCTCTTTTTGCCCCTTACTCATGCCCTTGCTGCTTCTGAATTAATTTCTTTGATAGTCTTTACCTTGTTGCGGCACATCCATGCTTCGAGTTCGGAGCGTTTGAAGTATGTCATTTTGCCGAGTGGCTTGTAAAAAGTGATGGCTCTATTTGCACACAACTGGTTAATGTAGCCGAGGGAAATGCCAAGATAAACGGCTGCTTCTGCTCTCGTCAAAACTTCCTTTTGGGCGATGTCTGCCCGATTGATTTTTTCTGTCATACCTTATTAATATTATATTAAACTTTGCATTTATCTTTTTTGTGCAAAGTTAAGGTTATTACTGAAAAGATACGGGAATAATTTATTTTGCGTGTAAACAAGTGTACAACTATTTAAGTATCAAGGTTTTACAAAACACAAAAAAAAGACTGACTTCGCAAGAAATCAGCCTAACAGACACTAATAATCTCTAATAACTACTCCGCTTTGGGTACTGGCAGACTATTGACCGCCTGCTTCTTGCGTTCGTCAACGGCTCTGACATAACGCTCGGTGTATTTCAATCCACTATGGCCAAGGAGGTCGGCAACCGTCTTGACCGATGCACCGCTTTCAAGTATGTTGGTAGCAAATGAGTGCCGCCCACAATGCCAAGTGATGTGCTTCGATATTCCTGCCCTCTTGCACCACCGCTTCAAGCTCTTGTTGCAACTCTCATGTGAAGGCAGGGTGAAGATGTGCTGCTTCAAATTTCCTTCGGGTGCATCGCCTATCAGTCCAAGCGTGAAGTCATTGAGGGGAATGTCAACATGGCTGTGAGGGCTGCTGTGCTTCGTCTTGCTCTGCTCGAAATGTAGCATCTTATTGGGGTAGTCAACATCTTTGTATGTCAGTTCCACCAAATCACAATACCTTATACCAGTATAGAGGGTGAAGATGAAAGCCCTGCGGAGTTCCTTGCTTTCAAATTCGTAATGGGTATCTATCAGTTTCAACACCTCGTCTGTAGATAGCACATCTTTCACAAGGGCGGTCTCGTCAACGGGAATTGTCACCCCAAGGCAAGGGTTCTTTCTCACCAAGTCTGCCTCTACTGCTGCCGCCATCACCTTCTTGAATCGCTGAAAGATTGACTGAGCACCGCTACCAGTGGAACGTGTACGGAGATAGTCAACAAATGCCAGAATCATCTTCTTATCGATTCTATCGGCTAAGATAGAGGTGGCAAACATATTGTATTTCTTTTCGGAAGCGAGGAAATCAGCAAATCTTTTTCGGGCAATCTGTATCATTCTGATGTCTCTCTTGGTGTACTCCTTGATGTAATTATCGAAGAAGTCGAAAAAGTTCTGCTTGTCTTTCTTGAACTTGTAGCCCTCTGTATTCTCCAAGAACTCCTTTTCTCGCTCTCGTCTGATACCTTCTGCCAGTAGCAGGGTCTCGTCTCTCTGATTCCTCTCTACTGGTGTCGATGCGTTCTTCGGGATTGTCAACTTCAAGAACTCCTTACGTCTCTTCGGCTTAACTATCGGCCTGCCCTGCTCATCCAGTTTCTTGTTGCCGTACTCGTCAAGATAGAACTCATAGCCAAGGTAATACTCCAAATATGCCCTGCTGCTGCCATCTGACAACTTCTTCCATTTTAGTTTGGGGTTGTCGGTGACGGTCTTTTTCTGTTGCTTCTGCCGTGCCATATCTCTGTAGTTTTATTGATTTCGGGTACAAAGATACAAAAAATATTTGAATAGGGCGCAAATAGGGCGCAAATATTTCAATATTAAGTTATAAACAAGATAAAATTTGTCTATATATTCAATTATAAATACTTAGTTTTCAGCAGGAAATAACTAACGTTGTTTATAACTTGGTTTAGGTGGTTGAATACTGGGTCTGGGTACAAAGGTTCAAAATGGCAAGCGCTGTGAGAGTCATCTTACAGCGCTTTTTCATA